CGTTCGGTCGCCAAGGTCGATGAGGCGCGCGCGTCCGTGCTGGAGCTGCTGGAGGAGTACGACACCGACTCCGGCACCCTGGCGAAGCGTGTCATGGCGTGCGGCTCCAAGGCGTACGAGCGGGCGTGGTCGAAGCTGGTCGTCCAGCAGAACCCCTTCGCCCTGAACGCCGACGAGCAGCGTGCTCTGGCCCTGGGTACCGACTCGGCGGGTGGCTACGCCGTCCCGGTGCAGTTGGACCCGACCGTCATCCTGACCGACACGGTCGGCATCTCGCCGGTCCGTGAGCTGGCCCGCGTCGAGCGGATCGTCGGCAAGGAGTGGCAGGGCATCACGTCCGGCGGCGTGACCGTCACCCGTAAGGCTGAGGCGGCGGAAGCCACCGACGACAGCTTCACGCTGTCGCAGGTCACCATCAAGGCCAACCGCGTCGATGGCTTCGTGCCGTTCAGCTACGAGCTGGAAGACGACTGGGGCGGCCTGCGTGGTGAGATCACCCGCGAGCTGGCGCGTGCGAAGAACAAGGAAGAGCGTTCTTCGTTCGTCACCGGTGACGGCACCGGCCTGAACCCCCAGGGCGTCGTGACCGGCGCGCAGACCGTCACGGCGGGCGGCACCGCTGCCTTCGCCGTGGCCGACCTCTACAAGCTGGAGGAGGCGCTGCTGCCGGAGTACCGGGACGGCGCGGTCATGCTGGGCAACAAGTTCATCTACAACAAGGTCCGTCAGTTCGACACTGCGGGCGGCGCGAACCTGTGGGAGCGGATCGGTAAGGGCCAGCCGAACGAGCTGCTCGGCTACTCCGCCTACGAGGCGACCGCCATGGCGGCGGCGCTGACCACCGGCTCGAAGATCCTGGTCTTCGGCAACCTGGCCGAGGGCTACATCATCGTGGACCGCGTCGGTATGACCGTGGAGCTGATCCCGAACCTGGTCGGTGCGAACCGCCGGCCGACCGGTCAGCGCGGCATCTTCGCCGTGTGGCGCAACAACGCCAAGATGATCGTCCCTCAGGCCGTCAAGGTCCTGGTCACGGGCTGATCGTAGAGGGCCACCCGGACCACTACTCCGGTCCGGGTGGCCCTCACCCCACCCGCATCCCGAAAGGACATTCACCATGCTTGTCGCCAAGCAGTCGTTCGCCGGCGAGTACCGAGGCGTCCCGTACGTCGTGGCCAAGGGCCAGACTATCGACGACGACCACCCAATCGCTTTGGCGCACCCCGACAACTTCCGACCGATCCGCGCCGACATCTCGTGGGAGCACGCGGTCGAGCACGAGGTCCGCCACGTCACGCCGTCGTCCGGACCCGAGACCGAGCAGATCCACGACCCCGATCTGCGGTCGCCGGTCAACGAGGACATGAAGCTGGCCTACCTGAAGGAGCGCGCGCGGGCGCTCGGCCTCGCCGACTACGGCACCAAGGCCGAGATCGCGGAGCGGATCAACAAGCACCTGGTGGCTGACTGACATGGCCCTCGGCGATCCGTACGTAACGCTCGACGAGCTGAAGACCTACCTGAAGAACGCCAAGCTGGCCCCGGGGGTGTCGAATTCGGATCTCGATCCCATCCTCAACAGCGCGATCCAGGCGGCCAGCGACGAGATCGAGACGTACTGCGGTCGCCAGTTCAACAAGGAAACCCTTGCGACGGCGAGGGAGTACACCCCGTTGTCGTGCTGGACGGTCTTGGTTGACGACTTCTGGACGACCGACGGGCTGATCGTCCAGACCGACGACGGCAGCGGGACGTACTCGACCACGCTGACGTCGAGCGAGTACTTCCTGGAGCCGAAGAACGGTGTGGTGAACGGTCAGTCGGGGTGGCCGTACTGCCGCATCGTTCTTCGCCCGCTGTCCGGCCGGCTCTTCTTCCGCACCGACTATTCGGTGCGGGTTACGGCCAAGTGGGGCTGGAATGCGGTGCCGGACTCGGTGAAGACGGCGTGCTACCTGATGTCGCACGACAACTTCAAGCTGAAGGACACCCCCTTCGGCGTGGCCGGCCAGACGGAGTTCGGCGTGATCCGGGTGCGCAACAACCCGATGATCGAGGCCAAGCTCAAGCGGTTCCGCCGCTTCAAGATGTTGGGCGGCTGACATGGCTACGTTCACGCAGATCCGCAAGTCCACGGCCAAGGCGATCCAGCACGGTCACGACGGCCGAGGGGTGATGGCGTTCCACTACGCCGCCGTGCAGGACGTGCAGGAGAGCCCGGCCATCGTCGTGGCCCCGGCCGACCGCATCGCCGCCGAGTTCGGCAAGGCGATGCAGCGTGGGTTGGACGAGTGGTACCTGAACATCATCGTCATGGTCGCCGCCAACGTCACCCTGGAGATGGCCCAGGAAGAGCTGGACGAGTTCGTCTCCGGCATGGGCGACAAGAGCATCCGTTCCATCCTGGAGGACGATCACACAGTCGGGCTGCCCGACACGTTCCTCACGGTCACTGGTGTCCGCGACTACGGCGGAATGTACAAGGTCGGCGACGTCAGGTACGTCGGCGCGATCATCACTGTCACTGCTCGAACCAGTGGCAAGTAACGGAAAGGAATGAGCAGTGGCAGCTCTGTCTACTCAGAACATGTCCGACACGGGCGCTCTGCCTGTGATCTCCGCGCTGGCGGCAACGTCCAACACGGCCGAGGTCGGTTCGGGCATCAACACCTTCCTGGTGTTGCGCAACACCAACGCGTCCTCGCGGACCGTGACCATGGTCGTGCCCGGCAACACCAGCTACGGCGTAGCGAACCCGGACCCGACCTACAACCTCGGCGCGAACACCGGTGAACTTTGGATTCCGCTGCGGAAGGCGTTCCTGGACCCGAACGACCCGGGTCGGTGCACCTTTACCGTGACCGATACCGCTGGGGTTTCGGCGGCGGTCGTCAGGTTCGTCTGATGGGCGAGCCCGCCGTTCAGCCGACCGTTGTGCGCAAGCCATACCTGGAGCGCGCGAAGCCGCAGAAGACGCCCGACCGACGCGAGCCCATGTGCAAGCACAAGAGGTTCAAGGTGGTCGGCCCTAAGTCCGTGTTCGGCCTGGAGCCGAACGAGACGGGCGAGCTGTGCCTGACGGAAGGTCAGGCACAAGCACTGATCGAGGCGGGACACCTCGTCCCGGCCGAGGGTTAGAACGGCCATTCGGCCGACCAACGAGGAGGTGCCTTAAATGGCCAAGCTGGTCCTGAAGGACTGTGTCATCACCGTGAACGGTGTTGACTTTTCCGACCACGTCACGTCTGTGACGGTCAACCTGAGCAAGGACGAGATCGAGACGACCAACTTCTCCGGCGGTGGCCGCGAGCGGGTGCACGGTCTGAAGGACGACTCGTTCGAGCTGAACTTCCAGCAGGACTTCGCTGCCGGCGAGGTCGATGCGACGCTGTACCCGCTGTGGAACAACGAGACCGAGTTCACCGTCGAGGTTCGCCCCACGGCGCTCGCGGTGTCCTCGACCAACCCGAAGTACAGCGCTACCTGCATCCTGCTGGAGTACCAGCCGCTCGCTGGTGACGTCGGTGCCCTGTCGGAGACGTCCGTGACGTTCCCGGCGCAGCGTACCGGCATCACGCGCTCCACTTCGTGATCCAAGGGAGGAGTTCCTGATGGCGGAGCTTCACATCTGGGCGAACTTCGGCAACGACGTCACCCGGGTCATCCAGGCGCTTCGCCTTCAGGACAAGACCCTCCCGGCGAAGTTCAGGAAGGCGCTGCGGGATACCGCAGAGCACTCGATCCGCAAGGTGAGGGCCGAAGCCCTGGACCTGCCCGCGCACGGCACCGAGCACACCGGCGTTCGTCGCCGGTTGGCTCGGGGCGTCGCGCTGCGCATGGCCAGAGACGGCAGTTACGCGCGGATCATCACACAGATGCCGGCCGACGAGGGCGGACTGCCCCGTGGGTTCGACAATCCCACCGGCGGTTGGTGGCACCCGGTCCACGGTCACGCGGACCGGATGGTCAACCAGTTGCCGGGAAGTCCGGACGGCTGGTTCCGCGAGCCGATCGCGGACGATGAAGTGATCTACCGGAACGCGTTCATGGACGTCCTGGAGGACGCCGCAGAAATGATCGCGGCTGCCGGTTGACAGACCGGGCCGGGCGTGTAGCGGGTGCACGCCCGGCCCACCTTCACCCGTGATACCCGTAGGAGAAAACCGATGAAGTTCCTCAGCATGGAAGACATCCTCGACGCGAAGGATGTCGAGACTCGCGACGTCGAGGTCCCCGAGTGGGGCGGCGTCGTCCGCATCCGGGTCCTCTCCGGGGCCGAGCGCGACGAGTTCGAGCAGTCCACTGTGTTCGTTGACAAGAAGGGCAACTCGAAGCCGAACCTGGCCAACCTGCGTGCCCGCCTGGTCGCGAAGTGCGCGATCAACGAGGACGGCACCAAGTTGTTCCAGTCGGAGACGGCGGTGCGCGCCCTGGGCACTAAGTCGGCCGCCGCCCTGGAGCGCTTGTTCAAGGCGTGCCAGGAACTCAACGCCATGACCAACGAGGACATCGACGAGCTCGCCAAGGATTTCGACGACGACCCGAGCGGGAGTTCTACTTCCGACTAGCGCTACGGATGGGGATGCCCGTGGCCACGTTGCTGCGGGTGTTCTCCTCCCGTGAGCTGGCGGAGTGGAGAGCGTACGAGAGGGTGGCCGGTCCGCTCGACAGCTCCTGGCGTGACGAGATCATGGCAAAGCTCTTGGAGTTCGCCCACGACGATCTCTATCTGCACAGCCAGGCGCACTTCACGGACAAGAACAAGACAAAGGGTCCGATCGAGCCGCGCGAAAAGGACGTTCCCCGCCCGCGCGAGCTGTACAACACCAACGAGTGACCGAGGGAGGTTGCCATGGCCACAGTGACCTCTCTCGGTTTCAACATCTGGTCCACATTCCGGGACCGGGGGATCAAGGAAGCCCAGCGCGGGTTGATCGGTCTGGACGATCAGGTTCGACGGCTGAACTCGTCGTTCCTGATCGCGCGCGGGCGTACGTCCACCCTGTCCACGGCGATGCTGGCCGCCGCGCCGGCCGCCAAGACGATGGGTGGCGTGGTCGCCGGATCCGCCGCCGTGGCGGCTGCCGGTCTGTCGTCCGCCGCTGTAGCCGGTGTGGCGTACGGCAAGGTGCTGTCTGCCACCATCAAGCACACGATGGAGATGCGCGACGAGGGCAAGGCGCTCTCCGGCACGCAGCAGGCGTTCGTCAAGAACGTCGATAACATGACTTCGGCGTGGGACAAGTTCATCCACGCTCACGAGAACCAGACCCTGGCCGTGGCAAACCAGGGCGTCGCCGGCCTCACCGCCGGCATCCGCCGACTGAACCCGATCATCGACGCGACCCACCCGATCATCCTGCGCACGGCCACGGCCTGGCGTCAGTGGATGGAGGGTCCGGGCGCGGAGCGATTCGTCAACACCATCGTCAAGCACGGCGTCCCCGCGCTGGACCGGTTCGAGAAGGCGGCACGAAATGTGCTGTCCGGACTTGGGTTCGGCTTCCGGGAAGCGGTCAAGCGCAGCACGGAGTTCGCGGACTCGATCCTCGCGACCTCCGAGCGGTTCAAGAACTGGGCCGTCGGTGGTGGTTGGGAGCGCTTCTTCGCGTGGGTCGATGCCAACCGCCCGGTTGTCCAGGCGTTCTTCGACGCCCTCGGCGCGGCCATCAAGAACGTCAGCAGCGCCATGGGCGAACTCGGCCCCAGGATGCTGATGGCGCTCACCAAGATCCTTGAGTTCATCGCGGCGCTGGACCCGGTGGCGATCCAGATCTTCTTCGGTGCGTTGCTGGGCCTGCGGGTTCTGGCCATCGTCGCATCCTGGGTCGGTATGGTCACCAGCGCGGTGCGTGGGTTGATCGCGGTGTTCGCGTTCATCTCCGGCCCGGTGGGCCTGGTAATTCTGGCCATCGCGGCCCTCGTGGCGGCGTTCATCTGGCTGTGGAACAACTGCGAGGGGTTCCGCAACTTTTGGATCGACGCGTGGGAGAAGATCAAGCTCGGCGCGAAGATCGTCTGGGACTGGCTCGTCCAGACCTGGAAGACGATGTGGCCGGTTATCAAGGAGACCGCCGCCAAGGTCTGGGACTGGTTGGTCAAGGCTTGGCACTCCGTGTGGAACGGTGTAAAGGCCGTCGCCGGTCCGGTGTGGAACTTCCTGGTCTCCGCATGGAACACCGTCTGCGCGTTCCTCAAGGACGCCTACGACGGGTTCATCCAGCCGGTTGTGGACGCGTTCCGCAACGTGTGGCCGGAAATCGCCACGGTCTTCAACGAGTTCGTCAACGTCGTAAAGATCGGCTGGGACGGCTTCACCATGGCGACGCGGGCGGCCTGGGACATCATCCAGCCGTTCATCAAGATTGCGGTTGACTACATCGTCGGCATCATCAAGGCCGGGTGGGACTTCCTGCTCGCCATCGCCAAGACGTTCGGCGAGGCGTTCATGTCCATCTGGCGACCGCTGTGGGAGTTGGTCTCCAACCTCGCGGTGAACGCGTGGAACTTCCTGAAGGCCGCGTGGCAGGTGTTCGTGAACTTCGTCGAGGCGGTCCTGTTGGTGTTCCTCGCCGTCTTCACGGGCAACTGGGAGAAGGCCTGGACTGCGATCAAGGACTTCCTCGTCTCGATCTGGGAGCTCATCAAGGCGTTCGTCAAGATGACCTGGGATCTGATCGTCGATCTGATCCGGGTCGGCTTGGGCGTCCTCAAGGCCATGTGGGAATTGGTCTGGGGAACGATCAAGGCGTTCTTCGAGCTGATCTGGAACGGCATGCTCGCCTTCATCCGGTTCATGTGGGACACGATCAGTGGTGTGTTCCGCGTGGCACTGGACGCCCTCAACGCTTTGTGGCAGGGCGTGTGGAACGGCATCAGGGCGTTTTTCATCAGCACGTGGGAATCCCTGATCAGCTTCCTGCGCGGTGCGTGGGACACGATCACGGGCATCTTCACGGCCGCTCGTGATTGGATCATGAACGGCTTCTGGGCTCCGCTGGGACGGTTCTTCACCGAGACCATCCCCAACGCGGTGAGCAGCGCCGTGGACGGCATGGGCCGCGCCTGGGATCGGATCAAGGAATTGTTCCGCGCCCCGGTGAAGTGGGTCATCGACGTCGTCTGGAACGGCGGCATCGTCAAGGCGTGGAACTGGATCAACGACCTGTGGAGCGGTAGCGACATCGGCACGTTCGCCTTCGCGGAGGGTGGCGGTGTCACCGGCGGCGGTGGGGGCATGCAGGCCTTTGCCAACGGCGGTCCGGTCCGGGGACCCGGTACGGGAACCTCGGACAGCATCACGGCCAAGCTGTCCAACAACGAACACGTCTGGACGGCTCGGGAAGTCCGGGCGGCCGGCGGTCACGCGGCCGTGGCCATGATGCGCAGCGCTGTGCTGGGCGGAGAGGCTGTCCGAGCCATCGGCGACGGCAGCTACTACGCTGAGGGTGGCGGGCTCTTCCGGGCCGCTGTGGGCGCGTTCAGCCCGTCGCTCAACACGTTCCTGACCGTCATGGACGTGATGCGCAAGACGGGCAAGGGCGGCGTCGGCGCGGGTCTGGTCGGCTCCGGAGCCGGCGGGATCATCGACAAGTCGGTGGACTCCGTAGTCGCCTGGGTCAAGGACAAGCTGACCCCGAAGATCACCTCCGGTGGTGCGGCAGGCTGGAGCGGGCCGGTCGGCGCGGGCGTTCAGGCCGCGCTGGACTGGGCTCGCACCCAGAACGGCCTGCCCTACCAGTGGGGCGGCAACGGCAACCCGTCGTGGGACTGCTCCGGCTTCCTGTCGGCGATCGAGTCCGTGATCCGAGGCGAGCGTCCCCACCGTCGGTGGTCTACGCACGCCTTCCAGGGTTCCACTGCCCCTCCCGGGTGGGTGCAGAACCTGTCGTCCCCGTTCATGATCGGCATCACCGATGCCGGCGTGGGCCACACGGCGGGCACCCTGGCCGGGGTCAACGTCGAGTGCCGTGGCGGCGACGGCTGTGTGGTCGGCCCTCGGGCGTTGAACCACGCCAGCCCGATGTTCAAGTGGCGGTACGGCCTGGCCGGCTACCACATGGGCACGCCCGGCGCACACCGGGGACCGGCCCTTGTCGGCGAGAACGGCATGGAGTTGGTGAACTTCCGTGGCGGGGAGCGGGTCTGGAACAACGACGACCTTCGGGCGTCGTTGGTCGGGCGCGACTCCGGCAGTACGTCGCTCACGGTGAACATCGACGCGCGGGGCGCAACCCCCGAGGCAGTGGACAAGCTGAAGAACGAGGTCGTCCCGAAGCTGCGGGAATACCTGGCAAAGGGAACCGGCAAGCGTCAATAAGGAGGAGCCGTGGCGGATTTCGACTTCCTGCCTGTTGCCGACTGGCGGAACGACGGATGGACTCTCAACAACGCGTCAACGCTGTTCGCGGCATTGAACAACGACGACGACACGAAGTACATCAAGTCGCCTGCCAGCAAGGGTCTGGCTGAAGTCACCTTCCCCATCGACACCTCCAGCGTTCCGGAGGGGGCGGTCATCACCTCGGTGACCGTCCACCTCCGGTGCGCCAAGGTCGGCTCGGGTACGCACTCGGTGACCGTCAACGTCCTCCCCAGCGACGACGAAGCGAAGTTCACCTCTCGCACCATCCACCCCTCCACGTCGGCCACGACGTTCGAGGTGGCTTCCTACGTGAAGGACGCGCTGGGTCACCTGTGGGACGTCGAGCGGCTGAACAAGCTGCGCTGCCGGGTGTTCACGCACTCGGCGCTGACCGACTGCATCCGCGTCTACAAGCTCTTCTGCAAGATCAAGTATCGTACCCGGCCGACAGTGTCGATCAACGAGCCGACGGGTGTGGTCTACACGACCTCGCCGACGGTGTCGTGGACCTACACCCACTCGGACGGCGACCCGATGGAGGAGACGGATTACCGGATCTTCCGGGAGTTCCAGACCCAGCACCCGTCGTTCAACCCCGAGATCACGACGCCGGTCTACAAGGGACGCGTGCAGGGCTACACGACCTCGTTCGTGCTGCCCACCGCATTGCCCTCGGACAACTACGTCATCGCGCTGCGGTCGAAGTCGATTTACGGCGCGAAGTCCAAGTGGGCGTACCGTACGTTCGAGGTGCAGGGGCCGGCCCCGGCCATCCCGGGCAACGACAACGCCAACGCCTCCGGAATCCCGGGCGTCGGCACGATCTCGCTGGTTCCGGACGACTTCCAGTCGGCGGTCTTCCTGACCATGCGTGACGCGTCGAACCTCCTGTCGGTCCAGCAGGCCGACGCTGAGGTCCGCACGGATACGGT